ATTATTCAAAGCAAATAGTGAAATATCCAATAGATGTAGTAGAAAAACCTTGTACAATAGATGAATTCAAGGAGACAATTAGGGATTACATGTTTTTTCATGCACAATATGATTCTAACAACAATATGATTTTTCCAAAGGTGCTGATTACTATTGATCACTCTTTACTATTTAAGAAAGCTCCATATGAGAAAGATAAGCAGGACATGCTTAACAATCTTGGTGAAGCTCTTACACTACTCAAGAGAACTTATCCTATAGCTTTTATTCTACTTAGTCAGTTGAATAGAAACATAGATAATCCTGAGAGAAGTGAAGATGGTAAGTATGGTAACTATGTTCTTGAGTCTGACATATTTGGTTCAGATGCTATTCTTCAACATGCAGATAATGTCATTGGCATTAATAGACCTGCTAAGCAGAAGATTAGATATTATGGTCCTGATAGGTTTGTGATTGAAGATGACAGAGTTATAGTACTTCATTTTCTTAAGTGTAGAAATGGTGACACTAGACTTAGCTTCTTCCGTGCTGAATTTGAAAAGATGATGATTGTAGAGATGATTACACCTCCTCAACAGGAGAAAAGATTAACAACCAAATAATGTAAATATGAGTATATCAATTAAGAGTTCCTCTGTCAATAGACAAGAGAAGACTGAAGAGCTGATTAAGTTCCATGAGTGGAAGTTCAAAATGATCCAGGAAGACAGCCCATTTTTTGTTCCTAAGTGTGCTTACATACCTAAAGGTAAGACTGAACACTTTATTGGAGTATTTCCAAGTGAGTTTAAAAGAGGTAAAGACATCTATACTGAGTTTACTAGTATAGAACTTGAGCCAGAGGATCCAAACAGAACACTTTACAAATGGAGATTTAACCCTCATTATGATGAAGAGTATGAGAGAACTGAGACTGCCGGCAGTGCTAGCAACTACAGATATCTTATACCTGTATCAGAGTTAATTAAGATTGAGATAGAGAAAGATGAACCAGAAACTACAAATCAGTTCCCTGATTTTGATGAGATTATGGATCCAGATGCTGACTCTCCTCTTAATCAAATTACACTAAGAGACTTAGCTGCTATCTTATTGAAGAAACCAGTTAGTCATAAGAAGTGGTTAAATGACTTAATTAAATCTTGATTATGGGAATTATATTGCCAACAACAAAGGTAGCTCCTGAATGTAAGAGTCCTAAGAATCTTATTATTTTTTCTAAACCTAAGATAGGTAAGACAAGTTTACTAAGTACACTTGAGAATTGCTTGATTCTTGATTTAGAAGGAGGTACAAAGTATTTGAATGCTATGAAAGTAGAAGCCAAGACCTTTGAAGATATCAGAGAGATTGGTAAAGCTATCAAGGAAGCAGGATATCCATACAAATATATTGCTGTGGATACTATTACTGCTCTTGAAGAGATGATTATTCCGTATGCTGAACAACTTTATTCCAAGTCACCTATGGGTAAAAACTGGTTCAATCCAGGAGGAGGTAAAGAAAAATATGGAAATATTTTAGGTTTGCCTGAAGGTTCTGGTTATTTTTGGACCAGACAAGCTTTCACAAAAGTTATGGATTATATCCTAACTTGGGCTCCTTATGTAATCTTTGTAGGTCACGTAAAAGATACTCAGTTAGAGAAAGCTGGTAGTACCTTTTCATCTATGGATTTAGATCTTACTGGTAAACTGAAGAGAATTACAACCTCTAACTCAGATGCCATTGGTTATCTCTATAGAAAAGGTAACAAGAATATCTTGAGTTTCAAGACTAATGATGATGTCTCCTGCGGTGCTAGACCTGATCATCTTAAGAACCAAGAAATTATTGTTTCTGAAGTTGATGAAGATGGTGAGTTTAGAACTTACTGGGATAAAGTATTTATTGATTAATAATTAAAACAAAAACAAAATGGGATTAAGTACAACTGATTTGGGTACAGAAGGTGGCTCTGGGCTACCAAAAACAATTTCTCCAGGTAATCACACCTTGAAGATTAATAGTATTGCACTAGAAGATTTCAAATTTATTGATGGTGCTAAGCACTTGATATTGAATATTGAGACAGAACCAATTGATGGATTTGAAGGCTTTATGCTAGATAAAGATAATCCTGAAGCTGGTCACTATGCAGGTCAGATTGGTAGAGTAAAAGCTAGCCAGTATGCATTTGCAGATGGTGTAACTAAAACTGGAATAAAGGTAAACAGAGACAGATCTCTAATGATGTTCTTCAAGAACTTGACTACATCTTTGAATATCTCTGATTGGTTTCATGCTCAAGATAACAGACATGATACTATTGAAGAGTTTGTAGATGCATTCAACAATGAAGCACCATTCCAAGGTAAGTACCTTGACTATTGTATTGCTGGTAAGGAATATGAAGCCAAGAGTGGTTATACAAACTATGATATGTGGCTTCCTAAGAGCAACAAAGACTCATATGCATATGCACCAAAAGGTGGTAAAGTTATGCCGTACAATGAGACTGAGCACTTAAAGAAAATGGAAGTACGTCAAGTAGAGTCTTTTGGAGATGATGATCTTACTATCCCACCAAAAGCTTCATCTGACTTCAGCCTAGATTAATATTTATTATTAATAGAGAGGGGAAGTTAGTTGTAGCTTCCCCTTTTTCTATTAAATTATATAATATGCTATCTACTAATATTATTACTTCGCTTAATGAGGTCCCAAGAGAATGGGTATTTGAATATTATCTCAACCTAAAAGAGAAGCTTACTGGTCAAGATGTAAAGATTCTATCTGTATTTAATGCTAAAGACAAGGTACCATCAATGTTTATATACTTTGATACATCTAGTGACAAGTATAAGTTTAAAGATTTTTCTTCTGGTTTTCAGGGTGATCATTTAGTATTAGTCATGAATATGTTTCACTTGACTACTTCACAAGCTATAGTTAAAATCAAGAATGACTATGAAGAATATATCAAAGACAATGGTAAGTGTAGTGTAATTGAATATCAGTATCATGATAAGTATAGAGTTGTAGATTATGAAATCAGACACTGGACTAATCTTGATCAAGCATACTGGATGAGTTATAAGATAGGTTCTAAGATGTTGGAGCACTATAATGTATCTCCACTTGACTTCTATGTAATGGAGAAAAGAGAACTAGATGGTTCTTTATCTTCTATAAGAATAGATAGAAAGTATGTCTATGGTTACTTTAGAAAAGATGGTTCTTTGTATAAGATCTATATGCCTAAGATAAAAGACAAGAAGTTTCTTAAGATAGAGAACTATATTCAGGGTACAGATCAACTGGTTCTTAATTACTCTAACTTAGTTATTACATCTTCTCTTAAGGATTTGATGACATTTAATATGCTAAAGATCCCAGGTTATCAGGCTATTGCACCGGATAGTGAAAACAGTATGCTAACAGAGAATCAGATCAATGAACTAAAACAAAAGTTTACAAAGATCACAGTCTTATTTGATAATGATGATGCTGGTATAAATTCAGCAATGAAGTATCATGATAAGCATAATCTTAACTATGTAGTTCTAGATATGGAAAAGGATCTATCAGACTCTGTACAAGTACACGGGCTTATTAAAGTTAGAGAAAGATTATTATCTTTATTACCATGAGTTGGATATATCAAGGAAAAGAGTTTACTGAAATAGACATACCGGAAGGTGCTACTGGATTTATTTATATTATGACAGCTATCATAGATGGTAAGTCTGTTGCTTATATAGGTAAGAAGAACTTCTTTGCTAACATAAAGAAGCCTCTAGGTAAGAAAGCATTGGCTATGACTACTGATAAAAGGCTCAAGAAGTACAAGAGAGAACTTAAACCAGACTTTGTAAAGTACTATAGTAGTAATAAGATACTAAAAGACTTTGCTAAATCAGGTGGAGTTATCAAAAGAGAAATACTCCGGATATGTTATTCAGCTATGGAGCTCACATATCAAGAGACAAAGCACCAGTTTAAATATGAAGTGCTTGAGAAAGATGAATACCTAAATGGAAACATACTAGGTAGGTTTTATAAAATCAAATAATATGACAGAAATAGATATGACAGGCCTCTTACTTAAGTTGGCCAATCTTGGTATTACAGGTATTAAAGTACATTATGAAGGGTCAGGTGACTCTGGTGCTATAGAAGATATAAGCTATACAACAGAACCATGTGAAACTCCTGATGATGTAGATGAACATGCTGAAAGTTGGGATCCAGAGTTTAGACTTGCAGATTTAATATCTACTGGGGACTATACACTTATTGAAGATTTTGCATATAAATTACTCAATGATATAGAAGACTGGTATAACAATGAAGGTGGTTTTGGTGACATGAGTATTTGTATACCATCTGGTCAATATATTATTGATAATCATGTAAGATACTACCAGACTGAAGATTATCAACATGAAGGTAATCTAATTCAAAAAAGTGTAAACTAATGGCACATCCTGTTGAGCATTGCAAATCTTCTGTGAGAAAATTTGGTGGGCAAGTATCTGATTATCAGGCAATTCATGATTGGTTTGATGAAACAAAAAGCTGGCTTGGTCGTTCTAAACATAGAATGTTTAGACATCACAGTGAGGGTATATTTGAATGTGAAAAAAGATTTGGTGTAAGTTTTATCAACTCTGATGGTAGAACTGTGTATACTAGATATGTTGGAGAACAACATGTAAAGGAAGACTGCTTTGGATATATTCCTAGTGCAAAAGAATGGGTGGATCATATTAATGATAAAAATCCACCACAATGGATGATTAGAACAATTAAAATTGAAGACTGATGAGAATAACTAAAACAGAAGCTGAGAACATAATGAGAATGTTTGAGTCTACAGACAAAGACAATGGTTATATAGCATTCAAAGCTTTAGAACAATATGATTTTGAAACTGAAAACCTTGGATATCTTATTTACTTCTATAAGTATGGTAAGTATGATAAGACAGAGTGGGAAAATAATTGCAAACCACTGTATGTGCTTCTGGAAAAGTATGCAGATATGTCTGAGCCTTTAACTTATGCAAAGGCTTTAAACATTATGATCACAAATAGTTGTGACAAAGAGGTAATTGAGTTATTCCTAGAGAGACATGTTAAAGATTTAGTAACTATGTTATCTACTATGGGATATCCATTAGACAAAATGGAGTTTACATTAAAACTAAAAGATGAGTAGAGAAGATTCACTTGGCAAAGCTAGCAAAGAGCTGATGTGGAAAGAGCCCTTCTACGGGTTCTTTCTCATTATGCTTAATAA